AGTTTGAAGTGTTGTCTTGTTTCTTATTTCTAGTGTTCCACTAAATCCCTCGGTACCAGGAGAGGAATTGAAAAACGCCGCTTCTATCCAGAATTCGCTGTCAACATCAATAGTATACCACTCAGTAAATCCGGTGGCGGCGATGCGACCCTGAGGCTGATTGTATGCATCAAAATCGACTGGCAATCCTGTAACATTGAGTCTATATTCAAAACCAGCGCCGGCATTTGTAGTTATTGGATTTAAATATGCAGTTGGTCCAAATGTAGCTTGGCCAGCTTCACTACTAGTTATTGAAATGCTTCCATTACTTCGAAGTGTTATACTAGCTATAACAAATTCGTCCCCTCCTGCAAAAGTGGAGAAAATATCAGCATTATTAAATTGCAAAGCAACGGCACTTTTACCACGCAAATTTTGCATTGCAATGGTAGTACCACTACCACCCACACCTGCGAGTGTACGAACTTCACTATCATTCAAATTAATTAATGCTGTTGCACTTCGGCTAAGTTCCGTGTTTACTTGACTCATTGCTATTGAGTTGGGTGATGATGGAAGTGTCATAGTTTATTCCGTATTCAATTTGGTTCTGTGGGCCAAACAATGCTTGAAGGAAAACCACTTTGTTCCGATAGGTCTCTCAATAGTTGCCTATAAATCCTATACTGCTCTTTCTTATCCTCATCTACTATTGAATCCTGTAAAAACATCCAATCTGTTTTTCTGAGTAAACCATTTCTTCGAATTCTTACACGGTGTTCTTCTGTATAACTATTATTTTCTGTTGGTACCTGATTAGTTTCTGGTGGTGTAAATGTGGCGGTTTCTGTCGATCCAACAAGATTTTTGGCCGCAACTATTTCTTGAATTTGATATCTGTAAAAAGGAAAACCTGCAATAACGGCATCTTTTATGTCTTGCTCAGTCATTTCTGGATTTATCGATACCCAATTACCCCAAGGAGGTGAAGAAGTGTCGCTTGGAGTGTAAACAACAAAAAGTCTATTTTCAGACTCTATATAGTTTTTAATATTGTATGTAAATTCCATTTATATTTTATCCCATTGAGTTACGGTAGAACTCTATATGTTCCACCAGGTTATTTATGTGATCTTCTGTTTTCTCGACAAAAATTAACGGAGCTTCATTTTCAACTGCCATGATGATAACAATCTGTTCAATACCAACACCCACGTGTTCCTCATACATACCGGAATATGCAGTACATTGTGCAAAATAGTCTTGGATATCTTCAGCCTTCTTTATCTTCTTAGATGTTTTAAAGTCAATAACAGAAAGCACACCGTCCCATTCAGCAATCAAATCGACTCGCCCAGCAAGCCCAATCTTTTCCGACCACAGTGATTGTTCAATATAATGAATATTGTTAATTCTCTGTATCGGTGCTATCAATGAACGAAACATCTCTACAGCATCTGGCATTTCACGAACCCAATCAATTCGTTCGTTTTTCAAATACCGTTCTGCCAAGTCATGCACACGATTGCCTCGACCCGTGGCTAATTTAGATATCTTGTTGGCTTCAACTTCACCAACACGATTCCGCCATTCCATAATGGCTTGCTTTTTCATTGCACCAACAACGGTCGTAACTGAGGGTAAACGCTTACCACTAGGTGTGGTGTAATATCGTTTACCGTCTGAGTGTGTTTCCGATTTTAGGTTAGGAAGGACCATTGGTGGGCAATGTATATACATATTATTCTAATTCAACTTCAGTTTGTTTGAAACGTTTTTCCTGGATCGTTTCTTCTTTCCAGATTTTCCTTGGATTTCCACACATCGTACAACCTGGACGGCCACAATCAAGAGCATGGTGCTTGGCATATTTATGTGGCTCTTTTACTTCAATGCCATGTGACTTTGCAATTTCAACTTGTTTTTTAATTGCAGTCTCTCTAGCATGAATACGTTTGCTGTGTTTCAGTTTATGTTCTTCTGTACTCATTCTGCGTCCTCATATTTAAGTTTACATTTTTCTCCGTGATATCTTGCAAAGTTTCCATAGTCTATATATTTTTTGCAATACACACATTCTTTGTTTTTCTTTTTTTTACCGGTATTCGGATGAACATATTTTGGATCAGAAAAAGTTTTTAGTAATGAGTCTTTATGATTCTTTCTATGTTCTTCCGTATGTTTTTTACCTTTTAATAATTTACTAACGGTTTCTTTTTGATGTTCCGTTTGCTTTTTACCATACATGCCAACCTTTTTTAGTTTATGAAGTTCTCTCACACACTCAGAATTTTGTGCCGAATTCTTGAGTTTAGTTTCTGAAATTTTTTTACAAGTTTCTTCATATAATGGGTGTTCTTTCTTTAAAACTATCACACCACCCTGGCCACCATAAGCTAAATTATAATACATGGAGTTATTTACTATACCATCATTGATAATTTGAATTTCTTTGGTGTTCATTTCTTCTTCGGAAGCACATTCAAACAATATTTTTTTTGAAAAATTTTCTTTTCCATATTTACGCACGGCTCTTTGTAGATAAATGCCACTTCCCAAATAATCATCATCAATTTTGTCGGTGGTGTGTTTTCCAATATATTTTTTTCCGTCAACTAAGTTTGTTGTTTCATAAATTAAATAGTGCATACTTTACTCCAAAGTTAAATTATACACATATTTATTAAAATATGACTTTAGACAATCTCATAGATTTCGTTTGTCATCATGCTCCATTGTTGCTATGATCCATTCTCGGACAATACTACTTCTAACGATATCGTCAACAGTAAATTCTATTCTTGTATGAGACTTCATCAAACTGGCAACATTCAAAAACTTTATCAATCCAGACATATCAGTTTTCTTTTTGTCGATATCCGTTTGTCTATAATCACCACACCACATAATTTTTGAACGATAACCAACACGTGTCATAACAGTGTGTATTTCTTCCCAAGTAAGATTTTGGCACTCATCTACAATGATAATTGCATCATCAAATGACATACCACGAATGAATGAGGTTGAAATGAATTCTATATGATTCTGTTCAACAAGTCTAGTGTATGCATCTTTTCTACCAAAAAGAGTGTCACATATTTGCACATATGGTTGTTGATAAATTTCCATCTTCTCTGTTACATCACCGGGTAGATGCCCAATCTCTCTACCTTGCACAGCAGAACGTACAATAATTATTTTATGGAATGGATTATTTTTATCAAGAACTTCTTCTAATGCTTTATATAATGCACAGAATGTTTTACCTGTGCCAGCAACACCGTGTAATGCTACAAAATAATCACCTCTCTTGTATGCATCGAAAAATGTTTTCTGATTTTCGGTTAGAGGATCGAAAGTTTTTAAGTGATCTAGTTTTATTCGCAGAGCATTATTCATTACAGGTTGATGTGAATATTTCTCATCTTCTGCATTACAATTATCGGCTCTTTTTTGAACTGGTGTTTTTCTACTTGCCATTAAGACCCCTTATGGTTGTTAAAATTCTTTTGGTATTTTAGTTTTGTGACTCTTAGCTAAATTATTTCCAGGAACGGACTCCTTGATTCTGTTGATAACATATTTTTCGAATGTTGAATCTGCTCTACCAACACCGGGTGTATTCATACGAGCACCATCACCGAAGCCGGGTAGATTTTCAACGGAGAAATATCTTACAAGGTGTGTATTATCTTCTTGAAATTTATCATAATCAGATAACTTGACAATGTGTTCTTCAATTTCTTCGGTGTTTGAATTTTTGAATGTGTAGGTAGGCATATTATAGATTGAAAACAATTGAAATTCGTGGGTCTGTAGACTGATTTGGCATTACTTCGTGGTACAACCATGCTGGCCACATCATTAGTAGCCCTGGGTATGGCTTATAATCGAAGTGTTTAAATGCAAACCAGTTTGTCGGATCTTTTACATGAAACATGTAATCGAAAAAGTCTCTGAACGGTTGATTCGGTGAAAATCTAATGTCAGATGAGCCAGGTGGTGTTTGTAGGTAGAAAATACCTGAGATAGTACACTGTGAGTGTACGTGTTTTGGATGTGCAGAACCCTCTTTGAAGTAATTCAAAAAGAAATACGGATTAAATCTAACTGGATTCGGATCATAACCCTGAATTTCTAGAAACTGCCGACCCTTACTCATAATGAATTTACAAAACTCGGAATAATCCGGATGATTAGGTAAATCAAGGTTCATATTATGCGTAGTTTTACCATTCGCATAAAAATCTGGATTGGATGGTTGTGTCTCGAAATAGTTTTTAACTTTAGGTAGCAGAGTATCAACCCATTCGAAATGTTCCTCACGTGCAACAACCGATGGGAAAAAATTATCAAGAATCATATGGTAGGAATACCTCAAGTTTTTTAAGTTTAGCCGCAATGGCAATTTCTAAATCATACTCAGTGATATTTATATCTGTTTCTTCCATCAATACTTTAATAATTGCTAAAACATCACCAATCTCTGTAACAAGTGATTGTCTATTCGTGATGCCTTGCCATTCACCGTGCATACCAAAACGATTGATTTTAGATACGGCTTGAATTACTTCTGCACATTCTTCCTGTAATACTGCCATTACCGTTTGTGTATTACGCTTCATTCAATAAATCCTTCTTCAGTTTGTGCTGGTGTTTGTGGTTCAGCATCAGAGTGTCGCCAAACATATTGTGGTTTTTCTGGTACAACATATGGGAAAGTTACAGGCACACGTGAATCTCGGCAGGTGTAATGTGACTTATGAATGCCGCTTGGTTTACCTTCATCATCATATGACCTTGCCCATTCCCAAAATACGATGCCATCAATATCATAGCATTCACCATTATAATCTTTGAACACATGTGATGCACGAATGTTTTGATAACTGTGACCTGTATCATGCCATTCCCAATCTTCACCAGTAAGTGGTGCAATCGGTTCAAACTTAGCCAATCTAGAGAACATATTGATAGCATATGGTGCAGATGAACCAGAATGCCCTTCTTCAGCAAACACATCAATCAACTTTAGAACATGCTTGCATATTACTTCTTGCATTTCATCAATGTAGTTACCGTTGTCATCGAGCCACTTGGCGGCTTTGAATTCCATCAAAGCGTGTTTGTGTAAATTACTCATTACTTTTTGTCCCTTTACCAAATTCATTCGTTTCTACTGCCCAATGTATTACACACCAATCATCTATACAATTTTCTCTGGAAATATCATCACCTTTTCCTGCTTGAATCATTTTAGTTGACCAGTAAGTGTAGTATGATTCAATGATCTGGTCTTCACTCCATGTTTCTCGTACTGTTTGGCTAAATTCACCGGGAAAAACTATTGTCCAATATTTCATACTGTGTACCATGTTGGAGTTGGGCGAGAATTGATTTTGCCTTGCCATGATGCAAAGCCACGTTTTGAAATATTGTAGTAGTTGTGGTAAGACGCCAACGAATTACCTGGAATTTTTATATCATCTGGCATTGCTGGTGTTGGTGGAAAGAATTCACCTATTGCAATTTTGGTTGGTGAGAAACGGAGAGTTTCTTTTAGCCTTGCACACGCATGAATTTTACCATAACGATATGTATACTCATCAAGCAGGTGTACCCACATATTGTAAAGCCAAAGATAGTTTGATAAGTTTTTACGGCACCAGATAGCAGAAGGATGATTGATATGTGATGCCTTCATCAGAGACTGTTCACGTTCATCGCCAAGGCGCCAACGTTTAATGCGGCGGCCATTTGTAGTGAGTTCGGTGTATTCTGTACCGTCAATCACACGGTGCGCTGTGGACATGAGTTGGCAATATTCAATAATCATTTTTATTGTATGCTTGTTGTTGTGCATTTGAGCACATTTTTGTGGATCGAAATCCAAGAAAAAAATATTCAATTTTGTTTCTCCTTCAAGTTTTGGTAAAATTTACCCATCATAATCAATTCATTTAATGTTGCATCATTTTTCAACATATTCAGACGATTTGAAACAATCATTATATTCTCTTTAGTGTAACCTTTGCTGTTGTCTATCCTATCAATGCTCGGTGCATTTCCGTGTTTTTTTCTATCACCAACATCCAATTTTGTACCAAGAACTGGACAATAATCCGGAATTATAATATCATCAATTGTTATTGTGTGTTCTAGACCTGCTTTTTTTGCTCTTTGCCTTGAATTACTCAACATTGCTACGGTTGGTTGATATTTCCAATTATTTTTCCTACGTTCTCTTTCTTTAGCCGCTTTTTTGGCAGAACAGGATTTACACCTGTCGCGGATACCTTGTGAAGGATCTTCTTTGATTATATACGAAAACAAGTTTTGTGGCAAGAGTTGTTTACATCCGACACAAACAACTTTCGGCCTAGGTTCACCGAAACCATTTTTACCATCTCTTGCCATTTGTGGCATTTTTTTTGTCATAATTGCTCCTGTGCGTATTCTACAGGATTATTTATCAAAAATAGAGTTTACACAATTTAAGGTTTGTTCTCATCTACAATGTACCCCTTTTCTTTAAGGTTATACACATCCATTTCAAAATATGGATACACTATTGTAGCAGGAACAACAGGTGTTGTCAAGACCATTTCTTGAATATTTTCAGGCCACTTACCTTCCATTTCAACGAATCTCCATTTGTATAGGAAATTAGCCCAGGAAAGCCCTCGGAATTTATGCGAACGATTTTGTTCTTCATATCTTTCCAATTCCGGTTCTGGGCGTTTAGCCAAGTGCAGAGTTTCATTCCATACTCTTCCGTGTGCAACATCATTGATTGATGATTTCTCCGGTAGATACTTGATTGCTCTAAGGAAGTAATCACCTTCACCAAAACCGTAGTGAAAACGTTCATCCCATAAACCAATAGCTTTTACCGATTTTGCTGTGTATGCACACACCATATCACCTGCGTCATCAGCATAGAAATCATACGTTTGCATTATCTTCAATAACTGTGGAATCCAATCGTAGTTCCACACCGTATCATCTTGTGCAGTAACAACAATATCAGCATCAGGTTCATTTAGATTTTTAAATCCATGAATAAGTGCAGTATTCCACATACGCGCAAGCATTGCAGTTGCAAAGTCCGGAGTTCCACGATTGTGTATCACATTTACATGCGGTATCAATACAGAATCAAGTTTAAAATTTGTGTGATTATTGATAACGTTAACATGAATATTAACTCCGTTAGGAATAAGGCTAAAACCTGCAAACAAAGAGTGTAGATTTTTATTCAGTGCAACAGAATCTTGCCAAGTTACAATAAAAACTTTAATTTTCACATTAGCATCCTAAACAAACCGACCATGTCAATAGTTACAAGCAAAAGATAATTAGCGAGCATTCCGAAAGATTTACGAGTGTAAGCAGCCCAAGCATACAAAGCGCAGCCACTAATCCAAATAGGATATAGAACAAGTAATGGGGGATTGGGTACAGTAACAGCCATGGCAATCGCACAACCGATACTAATAGCCCAAGCAACAAGCTCAACGATAAACCTAACGCGGTGAGAACGCCAATCATCTTTAATCCAATCAAATGCAGTGATTAAAAAATTGTTTAACATCGACCGTCCAAATCCACATCAGAATTGCGGTACTCTTTCGACAAATCACTTGGAGTGGGTTCTTCTACAACATATGGATATGGTTGTTCTTGAAACGCTTCATTTTCATCAATAATATCAAGTACGCCATCAAAAACAAAACCACAACCTTTTAGAAAGTTCTGTATTTTATCTAGTGTATCAGCAAGAAGGATGTTGTCAAATTCGTGGGTGACTTTATAGCCTTCATCATGTTCGCAAATTAAAGTGAATTTCATTTTTGTTCTCCGTATGTTGTACCATCAAAACTAACACCTTTACCTTCTTCTTGCGGTTTAATAATTGCACCATCTTTTTTCACTTTAGGAAAACGTTTTGCAATATCTTCAGAAGATACTTGTTGCATTGCAAATTGCAAGAAAGTTTTGTAATCGTCTGCTACTGTCATAGTACGTGGGCTACCAGACTCTGGTGTAGAAAAATACAATACGCAACCTCCAAGCACCAATGGAGCAATCTCAATTACACCATCTAAGTTAATAATGAGTTTGCAATTTTTTGGTGTGACCGAATTGACTTCGATAAATGTAGACATAATAATCCTTTAATGAAAAATAAAAAAACCAACAAAAAGTATAAACAAAAAAACGCCGAACATCAAGGCATAAAACCTCTTTCTTCGGCGTTCTTCCATTTCACGATATATCTTCACCTGCTCCAGGAATAAATCAAAATTGTCCATAATAAAACTAGAATTGTTTAAGATGAATTATTTAGCGTTCATATTATCGATTTGATTCTTTAAAATCTCAATTTGAGCGGTTAAATCTTCATTGACACGTATACTTTTCACATTCAAAGCCTGAACAGTTTTTTCCAGTTCTTTGAGTTCTCCTAGCATACTTTCAATTTCTTTTTCGACAATATGATTCATTTTAATACATCCCGTTGTTTTTTCCACTCTTACGATATTCTTGTATGAAATCGAAAAGTGAGTTAAGTGTACTATATAGTGCAGACATAATCAAGAAGTCTTTCCTGCTTTTTGTACTGCGTTTGTAGCTTCTTCAGAAATGTGTTTAGAAATTTCAGTGAATGAAGTTACAATTTGTTTTGTAAAGATTGTTTGTGCATCGACAAATGCGTTAAGTGACTTACGTACTTTTTCATCGGTGATAAATGAAGATACGAAATACTTTTTAGAACCTTGTACGGTGTCGATAAATGTGTCTGTTGCGAACATAGCTTTCTCCTAGTTTAAGCGAGTTGTTGAAAAATAGTAACCTGTATTAGCGTTACTACTTATATTATATAGGTTTCTATGATGCACTGCAACATAAAATGATGACACTAGATAAGCATATACCTGTTTTCCAGGTGACGTTTAGCCTCATTCATCGAATGACATTTATGTTCATTGATATAGATGACTTTAGGTGAATATATTTTAACTTCACCTACTATCATTTTAAGTCGATAGTAGGATTTACCCTTACTATCGACTTCTTTGCTTTTCATGCCTTTGTAGTTTAGCGATAGGCCAGACCACATAAGAGTTTCACACATTTCATCGGTGACCAATTTTCGAAAATAATTTGCATTCATAACAACAGTATAGCACAACCAAGGGAAAAAGGCAAGCGATTTCTTTACCTGATGCTAGTGATTATTTCCGAAAAACGTTTCCATTCATCTGGATTAAGGAAAAACTCCACCTTGGACTGGATGGCATCTGGAAACTTTGCGCCTTGATATTTAATTGACAGTTCTACGTGTTTCAATTCACGAATATCATTTACTTCTAAAAAGTATTGATATTGTTGAAACTTATCTGAAATCTCATACTTCATACAAAACCTAACTTTCGATCAATATTATGTATTTTTTTACTAGATGAACTGAACTGATTAAATACCTCAGCGATAGTCCACTTACTACGTTTTTCAACCAACTCAATATCAACTTTCTTGGCAAGAATTTCCGCTTGCTCTTGAGTTAGCATATCGAATGTGACCACATCATAGCAACGACCTGGTCGCACTAATGCGGGATCAATATCTTTAATCGACGGCAAATTAGTTGAGAATATGATTTTCTTGCCGCGAGTGGTAACCAAGCCATCACCAACGTTCAAGAATTTGTGCATCATAGTTCCACCCTCTTTACGAGATTTTAGGAATGTATCAGCATCTTCCATCACCATCACAGATTTTTCACCTTCAATAAAGTTGGCGAAAACATAATCTTTTTCAAGGATGGTTGCATCATAAGTAACGATAGCTGATGAACTTGTATGCTGTAGCAAACCACGGATGAATGTAGTCTTACCAGTGCCTGGAGGTCCAATCAGCAATAGAATAGACGCATTAGACTTCATGAAGTTATCATAGTATTCACTCAACTTAGTATCACCGAGGAAGGGATACATTTCGTCCAATGGCATACGGTCTGGTTGAAGCGGCACTTCAACAGATGATCCGTCTGTACTATACATCCATTCAATTTGATTTGTTACAAGATCAAAATCCATATTCAATAATTCTTTGAATTCTCGAATAAAGTCTTCATCTCCAATCAACTCAACAGATACGTGTGTTGAGTGTATACTGTAGTACACATAGTTAAGACGGGCATCATCGAAGAAATATCCACTACCGTTTTGAAATTGAAAACGAGACAGATAAACAACTTCGTCTAGGTATTTGTACCACTGCTTTCGAGTTGAATGCAGGTCTAATTTATCATGAAAGGTTTCAATCTTTTGTTCGAAACGATTTTTCAACAGTTGGCTCAGAAAAAGCTCTGCAACATCATTTGCGCCGAGAAAAATATCATTGGCTGAATTTTTATTCTTATTCATATTTAAATTTTCCATTGTTCTTATACCTTGATTAATTGCGTTATTTCTGGCGTAAATGGGTCTTCTTCTAGTCAGAAGCTCTCTGATGCTTTTCGCAATACTACGCCTCATCTTTAATCGTGAACGTGCCATGTGTCCCAATTTTCTCTAACAATTTTTTTGAAATCAATATCATTGTGCCTGCAATAAGCCCATGCATCAAGATAAAAACTAAAATACAACATTTCAGACGCCCTTTGCTCGGTATTCATATTTCCAATAACCTTCACCTAAGTAATTATACTCTAAATTGGCTCGCCTGTCAACAGTTTCAAGCCATCGACAGTCGTTTTCCGCCACACTTACCGGGAACCACGCGAACCAATCATGCCATACGATTTTGTAATCTCTTGATGCACAATTAAACTTCATGTTGGTGTATAACCCATTTTACTTTGGCATCATGAGAGCATTGAAGTTACTAGGAACAACAATGGTTTGCACCTTACCTGCTTTGATACCTTCTGAGATATTCAACATTGCTTGTGCTTGCATGAATGCAATCGAAGCACCAGAGTTATTAGCGAGTGCTGCCATACGGCGAGATTCAGCTTCAGCAGTTTTAACTTCAACTTCTTTCTGTTTCAGTTCATTCTTAGAACGAACCAAATCATTTGCAGATGCAACAACCGAATCGGCTGGAACTACGTTACGCACCATTACTTGACTAATAGTAATCGAACCGTCCAACTTTTCCTCAGCAAGGTTTCGAGTGACTTCTTCCTTGATAAAGTTTTCCATGTTATCTCGGTTGTCTGCCATATCAAGTGCCTCATACTTACGTGCGGCTTTGTAGATAGCATTACGAGCGTTCTGTACGATGTAGTTGTACATCACATAGGTATCACCCTTCATCTCGGCGTGGAAGCTCTTGTTTTTGGTACTGTACAGTTCAGAAACTTGCTGTGGGTTAATGTTATAAACAACCACTGCATCGAAGTCCTTCATGGTGGAATTGTCTTTAGCCACTGGAGTCATATTCTCCAGAACCACATTAACGTCCTTGACAGGAAAGGTCAGCACATTACCAATCAAGGTCTGATTGAAAGAACCTGGTAGCAACTCACCTGGTTGCACCTGTTTATCAAACCCAACACGGACACCAACCTCACCAGTTTCGATACGGGAGCAACCAGTAGCCAGAACAGCAGCAGCGGCAATGAGAGAAATTTTCAAAAAGCTAGACATAATAATCCTTTAAAACAAAACAACAAAAGTAACGATACAGAACGTGGCAATTATAGCACAAACCGCACTATATGCAAGCAATTTCAGCAAAGTTGAACGATCTTTATCATTCAACATGATGAAATTTTTGATGGAAAAAAAGACCACCAAAAAAACAAAAACAAAAAACAAAATCATTTGAATCATTTAAATCTCCATCCTCTATCAGTATATTTTTCAACTCTTTTCTGTGAAAGAGGGTTTGCATGGCCATGGCCATTCTTTATTAGCCTCTTATGTATAATCGCATCATATTGTTTATATGAAATATGAAGTTTATTCAGCCCAATATCATACCATGGCATACAATGCACAAAATCAAAAGTGTTTCTTGCATTCGATGCATGTAAGGTAATAACTTGAATTCCATTCTTAAATGTTGTTGCATTTGCAGTTACCATTTTACCTGGAATCTTTCCAGAGTCATAATATTTTTCGTTTGCATCTTTAATGAGGTCTTTATGAGCAGTATTAGCCATCTCCGAAACATATTGATTGAAAAACGTGATAAGATTATTATCTTTCAAGTATAAGTCATAATCATTTGGACGTTCATCATGCACCAAAGATGCAATGGCACCTCCAGACAATATCGAACTATCAAATAAAAAGTTACATAGAGCCATTGGTAAATCCAGCAAAAGTTTACCCAAAGATTTTTCAACTTTTTCTTTCACATTTTTGATACGTATCTCATCGATTTTGTTGAAGGTCATAATGTGTCCTTAAAATTTTAACTTGGTCATTTGGTGCAAGATAACACCGAGCCTTCACAGTTGAATCTAATGTTTTAAAATCTCTCTTTTGTGTGAATTCAATAAGCCCA